TAGCCTAAACGCATAAGGGAGTTAATCAATGGCTTCATCATATTCTAATTTACATCCTGTAGACCAGATCCTTACAGGCCTTGTAGCTGAGGCTATCCCTAGTGATGCTCAGCTTATTGCAGACAAAGCTTTAGAAGCTATCAAAATCCCTGAGCGCAGTGGTACTCTATTAGTAGAGGAAACACGTAACTTTATGGGTGCAGGTTCTGGCCTTGATCTTAAGCGTGCCCCAGGTGCATCTCGAGCTATGATCGGTGGTTTTGATCGAACAAGCCAAACCTTTAAAGCAGATATTATTAGTGCATCTGATAGCATTGCCATGGAGGATATCTTTGATTCTCAATATCCAGGCTCAGAAGAAGCACGCATTGCACGCAAGGTAAGCCGAGTGCTTAAGCTTGATCGTGAAAAGCGTTTAGCAGATGTATTGTTTAATGAGTTATCAGCCACATTTAATACCTCAGCAGCAGGGTCTGCATTTAACTCAGCAGGTGCAGAGCCTCTAAGTGAGCTATTTGATCTTAAAGATACTGTATTTGAGGCATCACATGGCATTAACCCAGACACCCTTATCTTAGGTCGCCAATGCTTTAGAGCACTTGCTAAAAATCCTGAGGTGCGTGGTTATGTAGGTGATAGCACCCTAGGTGTAGCAAGCGGTAATAACCTGCTCAATGATGAGGCTGTGCTTGCTGTGCTTCGTGATGTTCTAGGCATCCCTAATATCTATGTGGGTCAAGCTCGCAGAGATACTGCAGTGCCAGGTGCAACAAGCTCAGAGTCCTATATCTGGAGTGGTTCTAAATTGTTTATGGGTATCTTGCGTGGTGCTGATGCAGTAGTGCAAAAGTCAGGCAACGTTAAAGGCATGCCTGTTGCTGCGCTTAATCTACAGTACTCTGATATGGTCGCAGGCCAATATGATAGCCTAGACAAAACACGCCGATATGTTTGGGGTGAGGAGGTTAACACTTTCCATGCTGTAGATGGCACCCTTGGGCACGTTCTTACAGGCTGTTTTGCTTAAGGTTTTGATCTGTGCTTTATTGCTCATGTGGATTGCAACAAACTACCCTTTTGAGTGAAGATGCTGATAAGCGTGCAGTAGATGATTTATCTAAGCAGGCTAAAGAGGCATCATCTGCCACTATGGCTACTCTCATTAGAGCTAGGCGTGATCAAATCAGAGCAGAGATAACAGCAGAGAGAGAGATAGAGAAAGCTCTAAATAAATCTTTAGCTTCTCTACTCGATACTATAGAGCAGGCTGTGCAGGCCACAGGCCCTGCCTCTATTATTAATGCCTCTGATGATGAGCTTTTAAATCTGCTAATAGCAGGTGGCTTAGGTGAGGCAGTTTTAGATTTATCTACCCAGCAGAGTAAGATAAATAAAACAGTAGATCGGGTGCTAACAGCTATTGAGCCAAGTTTGAGCTTAGATAGTCTAGCGCCCCAAGTGGATGCATTAAGCTCTCAAAATATATCTGATATAGTTGAGGGTGTTATATTGCCATCCATTAAACAAAACATAAGAGACAGCTTGAGAGACTTAGAGGTCAATGTGCCTCTTAATACTGTAATGAGTAATCTACAAGTTAAGATGGCTCGAGCGCAGGGCAGGCAGTTAACAGAGATTAAAACTAAGATTAGCCAATATGGCAGAGGCCTAACAGCTATGGCATCTGCTGTGGCTGAGCTTGATCATTATTTATACACTGGGCCACGTGATGGGATTACTAGAGACTTTTGCAAGGCTTTAGTAAATAAGGTGGTAGATGAACAGCAAATGAGTAAGCTCAATAATGGGCAGGGCTTGGCTGTTAAAACCTCGGGCGGTGGGTATAATTGCAGGCACTCATGGAGTCCTGTGACAGAATCATTTATTGAGGTGGCTAAACTAACTAGAGCCACAGCCTCAGATATATCAGATGCTAATAAAGGTGGTAAAAGATGATTAAGGTAGCTAGAGGCTCAGACTACATGTTTAAATGGACTGCCCCACACCCAGTAACAGGCACAGTTACATTTAATCTTTTTAATGGCCCATCAGGTAATCTATCAGAGGACATGACCCAAGGGCGCACAGATGTAACTATTACAGCTATTGCTAGTGATAGGCGTACACTTACCTTGAGTGAGTCTGCATCATCTTTGGTAGCTGATCAGCAGAGAGCTTTTATACTTACTGCAGGTGATACTTATTTCTCTGTAAATCTCTCACGCATCGTAGGCACCACAGCTATCTTAGCTGAGCCCTTACCTCGAGAGATTGATCTAAGCACCTCAGCTACTCTGCATGTGCCCATGTATTACTATAATGTTATCTCTGCTAATCTAAGCAGTGCAGATGGCTATTATAGTTATTCAGTAGTCTACACAGCAGACCTAGGCTCTCAGAATCAAGAGCTAACAGAAAAGGGAACAATTAAAGTAGCCCTAAGACCCTTTGATACTGGGCTTGATCATGCTTCATTACTGCGCATCTTTGCACAGCTTGCAGGCATGGTGCCAAGAAGACAAGCAGACTTTACACCTCAGATTACATCTGCATTAGATGAGCTATCTATGCATATTAGATCACATCTATTAGCAGACAATCTAACAGAGGATGAGGTTTTTAATGCTGAGAGTTTTAAGCTTGCTCATGCTTACTGCACAGGTGCCTTGATCTATGAGCAATCTGCTCAGCTTGATATGGCTGATGCCTTTAGAGCTAGATGTACTGAGCTACTTAATAAGGCGCTTGAGAGTGTGGCCTTAGATATAGATGGTGATGGCATTATAGATGATGGTGAGGAAAGCTTAAGCAAGTCAGGTGGCTCACCTACTGACTTTAGAGCATCATGGCGTGGCTATAATAAAAAGGATAATGATCTTACCTTTACACCTGCCCGAGGCATGAGGCACTAATATGCCAGCTAAGATTAATATAAAGGTGCCTCGTACCTTGTGGACAGCACAGGACAGCATGAGGCTTGCACAAAACACCTTAGCATCTATCAAGCTTAGAACATCTGAGGGAATAGATGCCAATGGTGTGCCCTTTGATGATTACTCTCAAGAGCCTATCTATGTGGCTAAGCAAGGTGCAAGGCTTGCGCCCAAGGGTGGCAGGCCATCACGCACAGGCCAAAGTATTTACTATGCAGGTGGCTATGAGCAATATAAAGAGGATAGCAGGCGTAGAGGGCGCAAGGGTAATAATGACTCTGCTCAAGTAGACTTGGTGCTTAGTGGTCAGTTGATGAATAACTTGATAGTTAAAGAGGCTACTGCCACAGGCTTTACCATTGGTTTAACTAAACATGTGCAGAGCTATGGTTATCATGTTAATAGTAAAAGAGAGTTTTTAGGGCTTACTGATGATGAGATAGATATACTCAGTGAGGCTGTGGGTATCGAGGTTAGGAAAAAATTAGGAGTAGCTAAATGAGTAAAGGCATCTTTTCTGCTCTTGAATATATAGAGAATCAAATTGAGCTTACTACACCTAAATCTGATATTCATCATGGCTTTGTGGCTGTTAATCGTGGTGATGGGCTCACTGCTTCTTTAGAGAATAGACCACACTCAAATAGATACTTTGAGCTTGAGCTTGAGGGCTTGGCTCAAGATGATGGGCAGGCAGGCATCAGTGGGCGCAAGCGCTCAAGAGTAAATCTTAGAGTGCGTTATGATATCCCATCTGATCAAGGCTATCTGATGAGGCTGATAAATGAGGATGTGTCCTATTTAATTGATACACTCAAGGGCCCAAATTATGACACTATTAATACAGGTATTGTCTCGATAATACCATTAACCCCTTTGCTAGAGCCTGTGCTAGATGCGCAGGGTGATGCATTAGCATTTATGCTATCTCTAGCTTTTGATCTTTTATACTTGGAGGCATAAGCATGGCATCTACAGTGCGTAGTTTAAGCGTGGCCCTAGAGGGCTCTGGTCAGTTTGGCTCATTAGGTTCTGATGGCATCCCATCAGCATCAGGGCTAACTTTTGTTTCAATCCCTTGCGAGCGTGACCCTATCATTATTAGCGGTGAGCCTGTAATCAGTGAGCGCAATGATGCTAAAGATGGCCCATACTTTGTGCCTCCTGAGATTGATACTGTTTTTAATGGCTCAGGTAACAAAGTGCATAGGCGCACAGGTCAAGTAGTTGTTAGAGTGGATTTAACTACTATTGGCAGTACACCTGCAGACTATTCAGCTAATTACCTAGGTTACTTGTTAGGCGCAGGCTTTTTAACTCAAGTGCCATCTGCGAATGCTAAGGCTGATACAGTAACATCAGTAACAGATGTAAATACATTTACACCATCAGCAGCCTTTAATGAGGCTGATATAGGCACTTTACTAAGCACCACCATTGGGGGGCGTGCAGAATACAGTGCTATTACTGACCATGACTTTGGTGGCGCTACTGATATTGTAAAGATGAGCCCAGCATTAAGCTCTACCTCATTTACTGCTGTGCGTGGTTTGCAGACTTGGTATGTGCCAAGCAGAACAGCTACAGGCACCTATACAAGATCAGTAGCATTTAGAGTGGATGGCAATAACTTTAGAATGTTTGCCTTTGGCTGTGTACTCGAGAGCCTATCAATCACTCTTGATAATGGGCGCTTAATGGGTGAGTTTACCTATCAATCTGCATATATTACAGATGACCATGATAATGCAGTTGGGCCTATTGAGCCTGCTTATAATGGTGGGCAAGCACCCTTCTTTAGAGGTGCCTATGCTGTTATTAGCTCGGGCTCACCTGCAAGCTTAACCAATGGCACAGCACCCGAGGCTCAAGGGCGTATTGCTCTAGATGCAGAGGACTTTAGCCTAACAGTAACTAATACTCTCACACCATTGGGCCACAGTAACAGCATCTTAGCTATGAGTGGCATGGAGATTAGTGATGTAACAGTAGAGCTCAGCTTAACTCTAAGCAGTGTAAATACTACTATTACTAATGATCACCTTAACCGAGTAGTAAGACAGGTATTAGTAGGCACAGGCCCTGTAGGTGATGGTCTTGGCTGTGCAATCATGTTACCTGCTGGCATGCTCACTGCAGACCCTAATGTTTATGATGTTAGTGGTAATGATATTGTTAGACAGACTCTCACTTATCAGCAATCACGCTATGCAGGTGATTACTCTGGAGAGAATACTGAGACTTATGAGAGCAATGCAGGATGCTCACCATTTAGACTAGGCTTAGGAGTATAAGACCATGGCTTTACGTTTTCTTACTAATGCTCACCATACTATAGATGTAGTAGTTACATGTGATGATGCTGTGCAGTGCACTGATGAGCAGAGAGCTCTATACCTATCTGATGCTAACAGAGAGCATTTAACAGTAGGAAACGAGGCCACAGTTTTTACACTCAAAGCTTTAAGCCCATCAGACAGAGAAGATGCAGAGCAGAGAGCAGGTGCTTTCTCTCGATCTGAATTAGGGCGCTTACTATGGGTAGAGGCACCATCTGAAAAGGTCGAGCGTGCAAAGTGGCATCATGCTCTTAGTGTAGATGAGCGTGAGGCTATGGCAGACTATCAAGCCTATATTAGCAGAGTCTATATTGAGATGGTGAGAGCATCACTCACTCACATAGATGGTGAGCCTGCATCTATTGATCAGGTGCAATTAATTAGGCCTGATGATGTAAGATCATCTACCATCAGTGAGCTTGTTATACATATACAGAGGATAAGCTTATTAGGTGATGAGGGAAAATAGCACTCGCCTCTGCTATCTGGCTAAACCACAGCAGGGGCAGGGCTTGGGATTGCTCGCAATGTAAAGCAAGTGCAGGCCTGCGCTCTAAGCGTGGTAACTGTGGAGGCCCATTTAAACAGGGATTACCTCAAGCTCAATCTGATGATGATGGGCTTTATATTATGGGGTATCGAGTAGCGCCAGATTGTGGTGAGGATTATGCAGACTTAAAAATAAGGTCATGCCCTGTAGCCTCAGCTAATCAGCTTGCCTCAGTTATCCAAGCCTACCAACGCCATAAAACAGGCCTATTACCTCTTAATCAGAGTTATCCTCATCCTACCTGCGCAGTTATTGAGGCTGTGGAGGTTTTACACTATAATGCAAATGATGCAGAGCACAGAGCCCATGAGAGGGCTATGAGAGAGGCTAAACAAAATGGCTAATCAAGTTGAGATAGATGTAGTTTTAACAGGTGCAGAGGAAGCAAGTAGAGGCTTAAAGGGCATTGGTGAAACTGCAGGCAATATGGCTGATAGGTTTAGTGATGAGAATAGCAAATTAGGCGAGGGCCTAAGCTCACTCACTGGCAATGTAGAGGAGTTAGTAGGCTCAGTTAAAGAGTTTGGCTCTGTAGCTACTACAGTGAGTAAGTCTAATAAGATGAGCTTTCTAGCATTAGTGCCTGCTGTGGGTGCTGTTGTGGGTGCTCTCTATGGGCTATATGAGGCTTATTTAAATATCAGTGGTGCTGCAGAAGAAGCTGAAAAGAATACCGAGGCCATGGCTGCTGCTGCTTCTGATCTAGAGAGTAAGCTTGAGGCCCTAGCTGAAAAAGGCGTTATACCTGCTCAGAAAGCTTTAGATGACTTTATTAGATCTAATATCAAAGCTCAATTTGCTAAGGAAATGCTACAGGATAAAGTAGAAAAGCTAAGGGATGAGTTTGATGATTTAAGAGAAGCTGAGCAAAAAGTAGAGGATGTTAGAAAAGGTCAAGAGGGTTTTTTCTTTATTCTCGAGGCACAGTTTAAACGCATATCAGCTAATAAGTTAGCTCAGCAAGATTTAGCCGAGGCCACAGCAAATTATAATAAAAAGCTTGAGGGTGTTTTAGAGGCTCACAAAAAGGGCTTACCTCTGTTAGATGCTACAGCTAAAAAAGAGAAAGCTTTAGAGGATTTATCAGCAGAGGCCACACTTGCTAGAGTGAGAGAAAACATAGCACTCCTTAATACTCTGCAATTAAGAGAGGCTGAAATAGACACTACGGGCACCCAGCTTAAAGTTAAGCAGATTGAGATAAACGCCCTTAAAGAGTCTGCATTACTCAGAGCTAAAGAAAATGAGGAAGATGCTAAAAAACTCTCTCAGATGGAGAAAGATCTTAAGGCCCAGATAGCTAGATTTAATAAGCTAGATCAGCTTGAGAAGCTTAAGCAAGTGCAAATAGAACGCACAGAGGCTGAGGCAAGCAAGACCACTAATAAAGCAATCAAGCGTATAGATACTAGACGCATTAAAGAGCTTGCTATAGAGAGGCAGAGGCAAGCTGACCTTAAGGCCCTTAGGCAATTAGAGCTTGAGGAGATGCGCCAAAATGGTGCAAGCGCTTTAAGGCTTTTAACAGAACGCTATAATGATGAGTTTGCTTTAGCAGGTAATAATCAAAATCAACAGTTAATAGCTCAGAAACGCTATCAATTAGGGCTCACCCAGATACTCAAAGATGAGCAAGCTAAGCGAGAAGCAAGCAAGGCAGAGCAGGCTAAGCGAGATGCAGAGAGAATTAAACAAGCTCAGATGATGGCTCTC